GGCCTAATCGTAAAGAAAAATGTGAAGAAATGTTGGAAAAGGTCTTAACGACTACTAGAGGATGAAATGCAGAGTACGATTACAAGAATTGATCCGCCGATGCCTTTGATGACACCAAAGGGTCGAGCAATGGCTCACTTTCTTATTGACTATGGAATGGAAAATGATTTGATGTGGGTGGTGTTTCAGGATGATACCAGTGAGTGCTGGACCTGGGAAAACGCACAGATCCGCGCTCGAATCAATCAAACCATAGGACGTAAGAAAGCGAGTAAGATTGACACTTAACCTAGATCGTTGGTTAATTATGACGACAGGAATTGCTCTTTCTGTCGTCGCTGCGTGGTACTCAGTAACAGGTCTTACAGCTATCTTCGCCGGTGCATACTGGGCAATTATAATTCTTGGTGGAACGTTAGAGTTTGGTAAGATCGTCTTAGCTTCCTGGTTGTATAGGAACTGGTCTTACGTTCCGTTCCTGATGAAGTCATACTTCACAATCGCGCTATTTGTTCTCATGCTCATTACAAGCATGGGCATCTTTGGTTTCCTATCCAAAGCTCACTTAGATCAAGTCGCTCCGTCTGGCGAAGTGGCAGCAAAGATTGAACGTATAGAAGGCAATCTCTCGCGCGAGCGTGCGCGTATCGCGCGAGGAGAGCAACAACTTGGTCAACTCGATAAAGCTATCGACGCTATCATCGAAAGAAACAATCGCGCTCAGACTGCGCTTCAGTTGCGCAATCAGCAAAAGAAAGAGCGCGATACTATAGCTGCTGAGATTAAAGATGCTCAGGCTAACATAGAAAAGCTGCTGGACGAGAAGGCTCCGCTTGCTAAGGCAACTCGAGAAATCAAAAACGAAGTTGGTCCTATTCGTTATGTGGCTGAACTGATATATGGCGAGAGTAGCGAGCGCGATTTAGAATCTGCTATTCGTATTATGATTCTTCTGCTTGTTCTTGTGATAGATCCATTGGCTGTTCTTCTGATTATCGCAGCCAGCAAAGAAATAAGATTAGAAGTAGAAAAGATCGATGCTGTTACGACTGATGGAGATCTATGGGATCCAATCATTATAGAAAAGAAGTCTTGACAACGTATATCTAATATGATAGTATTAATGATGGAGGTGAAATATGTCGCTTAAAGAAAAACTGATTAAAAACAGCACCATTGCATTTACGGCTACTCTCGAAGATTCTAAGATCTTTACCAAGAAAGATATTATTCCTACGACTGTGCCTATGATCAATGTTGCTCTCTCCGGTAGCATTGATGGAGGATTGACTCCTGGTCTTACTATGTTGGCTGGTCCATCTAAACATTTTAAGACTGGCTTCGCGCTTCTCATGGCGTCGGCGTTTCTGAGGAAATATTCTGATGGCATTATACTTTTTTACGATTCTGAGTTTGGTACTCCTCAGTCCTATTTTAATACCTTTGGTATTCCTTTTGATTCTGTTGTACATACTCCTATCACGGACGTCGAACAACTGAAGTTTGATATCATGAAACAGTTGACTGCCATCGAACGTGGTGAACACGTTATGATCGTCATCGACTCTATCGGTAATCTTGCTTCTAAGAAGGAAGTCGAAGACGCTCTCAACGAAAAGTCTGTCGCGGATATGTCTCGTGCGAAGCAGCTCAAGTCGTTGTTCCGTATGATCACTCCGTATCTTACGCTCAAAGATATTCCTATGGCTGTAATCAATCACACATACAAAGAGATTGGTCTGTATCCGAAGGATATCGTTGGTGGTGGTACTGGTTCATACTATGGTTCCGACAACATCTGGATTCTTGGTCGTCAGCAAGATAAGGATGCAGAGGGTATCCAAGGTTATCATTTCGTAATCAACGTGGAGAAGTCGCGCTATGTTAAAGAAAAATCAAAGATCCCCATTACCGTTTCATTTGAAGGCGGCATTAATCGCTGGTCTGGTCTTCTTGACGTCGCTCTGGATGGTAATTATATTGTTAAGCCTAAAAATGGGTGGTATGCTAGGGTAGACAAAGAAACTGGTGAAGTCATGGCACCAAACATGCGTGCATCAGACATTGTAGATAATGGTGAGTTCTGGAAGACAATCTTCAAGGAAACTGATTTCGCCAAGTATATCAAAGAAACATATTCTATCGCACATGGAGCTATCTTAGGAGAAGATAATGAGTAGAACCATTGACAATCCCGTCGCAGTGAGTTATACTCCATTTGAGCATCCCAAAGTAAAAGACTTCGTTTGCATTAAGATTGATGAAGGCGAGTTCGAGGGAATGGTGTTTCATTACGAGAACGTGAAGGTCGACGAAGAAACAACCATGCTTAATTTCAACTATCATGTCATCGAGTCTTTCATGGCTGAAGAAATGATGGTTGACAATATCAAGATGCGTTTTGAAGATACTGTTGCTGGTATTCTTTATGACATTTTAATCAAACAGTTAGGAAAGATCGGGAATGAAGATCGAGCTGACGATTCTGAAGAATCTAGTCCATAATGAAGATTTTGCTCGCAAGACTCTACCATTTCTAAAAGAAGATTATTTCAGCGATTCTTCTGAGCGTATAGTATTCAAGCGTATCACAGACTTTTTTACTAAGTACAATTCGCGTCCGACTCGTGAAGCTATTGGCATCGAGATTGAGTCTGCGCCTAATCTAAGCGAACAAGAACATAAAGATTCTATGGACATTGTTCGTAGTCTCGTGGAGCCAGAGCCAGTAACGATGGACTGGCTTCTCGAATCGACTGAAGCGTTCTGTCAGGAGCGCGCAGTTTATAATGCCGTCATGGATAGTATCTCTATCCTTGATGGCAAAGATAAGAATCGTACTAAGAACTCTATTCCTGAGATCTTGTCGGAAGCTCTTGGCGTTTCCTTTGATAGTCATATCGGTCACGACTTCATCGACGACTTCGAAGAACGATATGACTATTATCATCGCGTAGAAGAAAAGGTTCCATTTGATCTTTCTTTGATGAACACGATCACTCGCGGCGGCCTTTCTCGTAAATCTCTCAACATTATTCTTGCTGGTACTGGCGTCGGTAAAACGTTGGCTATGTGTCACTTCGCAGCAGCTAATCTTGCGATGGGTAAGAATGTGCTGTATATCACGATGGAGATGGCTGAAGAAAAGATCGCAGAACGTATCGACGCTAATCTGCTGAACATCGCTTCCGAAGATCTGCAACAACTGCCGCGCGATCTGTATGAAAACAAGATCGCTCGTCTTCGCGCCAAGACTACAGGTAAGTTGATCATCAAGGAATATCCTACGGCTTCGGCTCACGTCGGTCATTTCAGGCACGTTCTGAATGAACTGAATCTGAAAAGAAACTTCGTTCCTGATATCATCTATATCGACTATCTCAATATCTGCTGTTCGTCGCGCATCAAGCCTGGATCAAACGTCAACAGCTATTCTTACATCAAGTCTATCGCCGAAGAACTGCGTGGCTTGGCTGTTGAGCGTAATCTACCAATCGTGTCGGCTACCCAGACAACTCGTTCGGGCTACACCAACAGCGATCCTGGGCTTGAAGATACTTCTGAGTCGTTCGGTCTGCCAGCCACAGCCGACTTTATGATCGCCTTGGTTCGCGACGATGACATGGACGAGCGCGGACAGCTTATGGTCAAGCAGCTCAAGAATCGTTATAGCGATCCAGCTAATAATAGAAAATTCTTTGTTGGCGTTGACCGCGTAAAAATGCGCTTATTTGATCTGGAGGATTCTGCCCAAGAAGATATTATTGATGATAGCCGCGGGGGCAAAACCCGCCGCTCCGAGTCTGTGATGGATAATACCAAGTTCGGGATGGAAGATCGTGAAAGAAACAAGCCAAAGCCAAAATTCAACAACTTCAAGTTCTAAACTAAATAGTCTTGACATTTTGTCGCCAGTAGAATATACTAGTCAAATGAGCGAGGGAGGTGCCATGATCCCAGATGCTTTAGAATATTCTAATAATAACGCCGACATATACGTCGGTGGTGGTTCACGCAAGAAAAAGAAACTTGTTAAACAAGCGGCTCGCTGGATGCTAGGCTATACTTTAGGCACCAGGATGGCTAATAACATTTCGTTAAGAATCGATCTAGTTGACGATCTAAAGAATACTAACGTATATGGCTCAGTTCTTTGGGCTGACAGTAATAATCGTCCTAGAGAATTTGACATGGACCTGTGCAATTTCATTAACGACAGAACGTTGTTTAGAGTTCTGGCACATGAGATAGTTCATATCAGACAATACGCCACAGGCGATCTTAAAGATCTGGCTACACACGCCGACTATTGCAAATGGAAAAATAAGCTGATTCAATCCGAGGGGCGTGGTAGTGGTTCGTATTATGATCTTCCTTGGGAAAAGGAAGCTAGAGCAGATCAAGAAATAATCTTCCGCGACTGGCGTAGAGCACACGATTATCATTTTAAACAAAAGAGTGGAGAATTATACGGTGACTGATGTGACTATATACAGTAAAGATGATTGTCCGTGGTGCGAGCGAGCAAAGTCTTTATTGCAACTACACAATATAGCGTACAATGAAATTAAGATAGGAAGGGATATTACTCGCGAAGAATTTCTAGAGCAAGTCCCAAATGTCCGTACAGTTCCGCAGATTTTCGTCGGAACTAACAAACTAGGTGGATATGATGTCCTATCAGAATCGTTAAGAAACGGCTCGTTTCAGACATTGTTTAGCTAAATAGATATTCGTATGGTAGAGTTACGTCCTATGCGTCGTATCTTCCTTTCGTAGCGTAAGCCAAAATAGGAGATAAGATGAACAAGACCTTCATCGCCCTTGCAGCTGTTGCCCCAGTGGTAATTACTGCACAAGCAGAAGCTGCTCCTCAACAGCAGCAAACACAAGTCAAGAAAAAGAAGTATAAGATTTCTCAGCAAACAGCGCTGAATCGTTGCAACTTGAGCGTGCAAACAAGATATGCTCATTTTGCTCGTTACTGCTCTATGCTAAAGCCAGAAACGATTGCGCGTAGAAATCCTACTCCTGCGCCAGTACAAGTTGCCGCAGCAACAGCATATCCACAAGACGACTCTGCAGCGACGTTCTTCGCGGCTGATCGCGAGCGCATGCTTGGTATTCAAGTCAATTATCAAACAACACAGAATGTGAAGATTAAGTCAGCAAAGAGCAAACCTGCAGAAAAGAGACCAGCTTCTACTCCAGATCCTATTCAAGTTGCAAAGCGTTGGGAAGGATATCATGCCCACAGAAATCGTAGCGAACTGCGCGATCTTTTGTCTAAGGGTAATGATATGACAGTCGATCCTGCGCGCATTCCATGGTGTGCAGCGTTCGCGAATGCTGTTCTCAAACAAACTGGTCTAGAAGGAACTGGTTCGCTTCAAGCTCGTAGTTTCCTTGGATACGGTATCGCAACTAAGTATCCAAAAGAAGGTGACATTGTAGTGTTTACTCGCGGGCGTAATCAACACGCTGGTCACGTTGGTTTCTATATGGGACACGAAACACTCAGCAACGGCGTGACGTACATCAAGGTTCTTGGTGGAAATCAAAACAGAGAAGTCAACGTTGCTTATTATCCAGCGAATCGTCTCTTAGGATATCGTCGTTTGGGCTAATGATCAAGGAGGTGGATTTTTTGTCATTAGTCAGGGGAGTAGCGTGGTGCTACTCCCCTTTTTCGTTTGAATAAATAGCGATGCGTAAGGAGAATAATAATGGCAGGCGCATCAGCAGAACGTCAAGAAACCGGCGTCATAAATGCTATCCGTAGAAGCATCCGCACCAACGGGAATAAACCAATTACCGTTGTTGGAGCAAACGGAAAGAAGATAAAGAACGTCGTTGGAGCTGAGAAACATTCTGGACGTACGGTTTCTGGATCAGAACCATACACTGATGTGATCATAGAAACTACAAGCAAAAAATATAATGTTTCAAACAAAGGAGAATCTGCTCCTTCATTAGCTGGTGGTGGACTTTCTGGTATTGAAACAATCCTACCTGGTCTCGTGAAGAAGTTTCTTGTTGAAGGTGTTAAGCAATACACCAAAAAGAAATACAAGACCGGCGATAGTGTTCCCGAGCTCTTTGGTCTAATTGATTCTTCAGACGTTAAGAAATTGCTGCGCGGAAACAAAGAAGTTGGTGGGCCTATTGATTTTATGTACATTGGTCCAATGGACGTAGATTTTGAATACAAAGATGGCGTATGCACATTAAATGGTAATCTTTACACAATCGACGACTACTACAAAAAAGTAGGCGGTAAGTTGTATATCCGCGCCCGTAAACGCAGAGAAGATCAACCATTCACCCGCGACGAAGTTGATAAAGAAGGTCTTCCGTTAATTTACGGAAAATCTAAAACTAAAGCTGATAGAGGGCGTCGTATCGTTGTAGCAGATAAAGCTCCATCGACAGCCATCACTTATAATATCCCGAAAGTTGGTAAATGAAAAAACTTTCTACGTTTATCGCTGAAGAAAAGAATCTTCACATGGAACACATTGAGGACCTAATCCTCAATGACGGCGTTGCTGGCGCAAAACAAATCTTTGCGTTTCTTTCAGCGACACGCGATATGCTCGCTGGTCACACGAAATCAAAAGTATCCGCGACTGTTAAGTGGGATGGCGCTCCAGCTATCTTTGCTGGCGTAGATCCTCGCGACGGAAAATTCTTCGTCGCAAAGAAGGGAATCTTCAATAAGAATCCCAAAGTCTACAAGACACAAGCTGATATCGACGCTGATCTAAGCGGCGAGCTTGCAGCTAAATTCACTGTTGCATTGCGTGAGTTTAGAAAGCTAGGAATCACTCATGGTGTGTATCAGGGCGATCTCATGTTCACGAAAGGTGACGTGAGAACAGAAACGATCGATGATCAGAAGTTCTACACATTTCAGCCAAACACAATCGTCTATGCGGTGCCAGTCAATTCTATTCTAGGAAAGACTATCTCAAAAGCAAGCGTCGGTGTTGTATGGCATACAACATACGAAGGCGATAGCTTCGAAACGATGAAAGCGTCGTTCGGAAAAGGTATTGTTGAGAAGCTGAAGAAAGTTGGCACAGTCTGGATGGATGACGCGAACTACAAAGACGTCAGCGGTTCTGCTACAATGACTGCAGCCGAGACTGAGCAGATCACTAAGATTCTTTCGCAGATGGGTACGATTCTGCAGAAGCTGCCACGCGAAGCTGTTGATGCGTTCTCGAAGGACGAAGAACTTCTAATGCGCGTCAAAGCATACAATAATTCGAAAGTCCGCGCGGGTCAAAAGATAACGAACACCGTAGCTCACGTTGCTGGACTTGTTCACTATCTCAACGACTATTATATGAAAGAAGAAGAAAAGAAAAAGACGCCGGCAGGTAAGACTGCAGTCAAGAATAAGTTCAAAACTGTGTTTGCGCCAATCGCTCGTACTCCTGCAGCACAGTTAAAAATGATATTTGATTTCATGAATCTTACTGTTGAAGCTAAGAATATCATCGTAGCTAAGATGAACTCCGGCGCTTCAATCAATACGTTCCTTCGCACCAGACAGGGACTAACAGTAACTTCGCCTGAGGGATACGTTGCAGTAGATCATTTGACAGGTGGAGCTGTAAAGTTAGTTGACAGATTAGAGTTCAGTAAAGCCAACTTCAGTCCTGATGTCATTAAGGGATGGCAACGCTAGTCTATACTGACCCCTCGTACATTACTCATTATATGGTTCAAAGTTGAAGTTGTCAAGCCCCTTTTTATAAATACTGATGCGGTCAGGCTAAGGCAATCCCGCGAGGAGAACATGAAAACAGTCGTCTTTACATTCGGGCGTATGAATCCGCCTACATCGGGGCATCAGCTGCTAGTGAATAAACTGGTGTCTTATGCTAAGACGCATTCCGCGACTCCTCGCGTTTATCTTTCCCACTCTGTCGGGAAAAAAGATCCCCTCCCATACGACGCTAAGATTTCATTCGCTCGTTCAGCGTTTGGCTCAATTGTGCGCAAGTCGCCAGCTAGAAACGTATTGCAGATTCTCAAAGATCTTGAGAAAGAAGGCTATAAGAAAGCGATCATGTTCGCTGGATCCGATCGCGTTCCAGAGTTCAAGGCTCTACTCAATAAGTACAACGGCAAAGAATACAACTTCGACGAAATTCAAGTTATCTCAGCTGGCGAACGTGATCCAGACGCCGACGATGTTTCTGGAATGTCAGCATCTAAGATGCGCGCCCTTGTAAAGGACGATCAGCTCGCAGCATTTATGCGCGGCGCGCCTTCAACTCTCACAGCACCACAAAGAAAAAATATGTTTAATACGGTGCGCAAATATATGCTAGGAGAAGACGTCATGGAATACGGGCGCAACGAACTTTTTGTTAACTTCATCATCGAAGAAAATGAAGACGAGATCGACGTTTCGATTCCTTCGGATTCTGAAGTAATGAAGCATCTTGAAGGAATGGATATCAAGGATCTTGATCTCCACGACGAAGACGCTCTTATGCTTGAACTTATTATG